ATGTGATGTGACATACATTTATTGATTACAAAGGGAGGATAATTCTTTTCCCAAGCAGGATCTTCATCCTCCATAAGATTCTTCTTTGTCAAATTGATTGTATTTAGATAATCCTTTAGGGGATACCTTTCATCGTAACTCATGATACTCTTTCTTTAAAATGTTAGATTTTGTAAGGGCATCTATATGTTTATATCGATCACCATGTCCATCCTTATCAAAATATGCGTCTGCACAGAACCCAGCAACTCTAACATAATGTAAAAAGAATTGGGTATATGCTTCTCCTGTATACTCTCCATCTCTCCAGTGATCTGCAATACATCCAAAATACATTACAGCATCACCTGGTTCTAATACAATACTATGGGTTTCATAGTAGGGAGTTTGTATACAAAAACTCCAATCTTTATCTCCATCTAAGTGAAGAGTTAAGGATATTTCACATGCTACTCTATCTTGATGACGTGGTAACTTAGAACCCTTTTTGTATGTTCTACCAAAGGCATAAGTTGGTACTACAATTTCACCACATAACTCCGATACTCTAGGACAAAGATTGCATAGAAGTGCTAATTGATCTTCACTATTACTCCAAGAATCTGCGTTAGAAACATGTTCGTCATCGCCAAATCCAATCTCTGCTTGGAGATTTTTATATCTATGAGCAAGTTCTTTTGCGTCATTAAGTGAAATAAAGTTTTTTATAACAATGTAGTTATCACGTAAAAGATTTTCATTCATACGACATAGTTTAGGAGAAGAAGTTCTTTACGTTGTTGCTGATCTTTCATGTACTCACCAACTGATCGCATGGTGTATGTATGATCATACTCATGCGGTTTCCAATCAATGAATCGTGACTTGATTAGATTAGATGAATTGTAAGATACCATCTGATCACAAGCATGTCTATCACAAGCATAGAAGAATTCATCATGGTCAAATCCTTTATGCATCCCACCCTTCTTACCATAGAGATTCGACTTAATCTCATAAGGAGGATCTAGATATACAAACGATTCCTTCTTATTAGTTAGAAGTTCCTCGTATGACAGATTAGTAATTCTCCAGTCTTGGATGAGTTCTCCGTAGGCGGGGAGTTTATCAATCCCTCGCATACTAAAGTTTGAGTCTGACGCCTGTTTGCTGAATGACGAGGACTCAGTGAGACCAGAGAAAGAGCACTTATTAACAATATAAAAACACACAGCAGCAGATAGGTTGGATGTTGAATCATCGTTTAGTTTCTCCTTAGCGTCTAGAAATAATTGTTTTGCTGATACTGGTTCTGGATGGGCGTTCTTTAGTTGAACCAATTGATTACGGACTTCATCTGCATTGTACTGCAGTTCTTTCCAAAAATTATATAATGGCACATATAAATCATTCACCCAGATATCCAGGTGAGGATACATCTGAGTGATGTAAAGAGCAACAGAACCTCCACCAACAAAGGGTTCCCGAAACTCGGTATAGTCTTTGAATAGTGGAAAGAACTCTGCCATCTTTTTAGTAGCACGAGACTTACCACCAGGATAACGAAGAGGTGTCTTTAACGATGTCATAGAATCAGTTGCTTACTTGGAGTAATAATGTCAGGACCACCGAATAGTTTAACATATTGTTTGATCACATCGGGTGCAACTTCAACAGAATAAATTACATGCTTCATATCAAGAGCAACGTCAGGACGCTCAGGATCAATAACAGTTGCCCATGGAGCAAATCCAACTTGACCCTGTTGAGGAATGACTACTAAAGCATTCTTTACAGTAATAATACCGTTGCTCCAATCTAGAACTTCGGCAATAATTTCTTCTCCAGAAACCAATCGGATTAGTTTTACGTCAATCATAATTAAAAAAATGTGTATACGAGAACTACTCGTCGATCTGATGTGGGGAGTTTATGTTGATGAAGACCTTCAAAGACATAAACATCGTCTTCCTTACCATAAAAATCTTCTTTTCCAAGAACAATTGTTGGTCCTTCATTACAATCAGTAAGATAGACAAGCATATTCCTATGAGGAAAATCGTGATCTTTATGTAGTGGACTTGGTTGAATGTTTTTAGGAACAGCAGGTAGAGTCATATTTGCATTTGCTCTATACAAAACTCCATATGGAATTTGTCTTTCCTCACAAATATCACAAAAAACTTCTTCTGCTAAAGGAAGAACACTGGATACTGCAGATGAATATGCTTTAGGCTCTCCAGGTCTATTTAAGAATACGTGAGAAAAGAATGGAAAGTTATTTACATTCGTTTGACCCTGACTATATTGACCCCTAACAGCATCTTTAACAAAGAACCAAGGAAAGTCTTGTCCTAGAACAAGATTCTTTAGTTGAAAATAAGAATCCCTCATTTAAATTCGCACTCCACCATGATTTGTGTTAAACATGCAAGTAGATTGATCTCTTGATCTACAACAAATGCAGACTTGTATTGATACTCAGCAATGATTAGAACTGCTGCTGCAATACTAGGACCACCCATAACATTGGATAGATTATCATACAATTTACGCATGATAGAAGTTGGATCTGAATCAAGATTCTGTGTCACCCACTTCTTAACATCATTGAATTTCTTGTCCTTCAATGCTGTCACAAGAGTATCTACATTAGCATCACCTAACGTCGCCAGAATGCCAGTGTCAATAGACCCTGTGCTGGCATATCGCTGCAACTCATTAAGAGTTCTTCGGAAGTCTGGGAAGTATTTTTGCACGACTTCTGCAACAACTCTCGGAGCGAAGGTGACCTCCTCGCGCCTGAGGATATCCTGACACCTTGTAAAAAACGCACCAGCAAGTTCTTGCTTTGTCTGTCCTCTGACATTAAACTCTACGACCGTCGTCCTACTATGTAGAGGTTCGATAATCTTATTCTTGAAGTTACAAGTGAATATGAACCTACAGTTTTTCTGGAACTCTTCGATACTTGCACGAAGGAGAAGTTGGACATCTGGGGTTGTGTTATCTGCCTCATCAATGATAAGAACTTTGTGACGAGCAGAAGCAGTGAGAGACACAGTAGCGGCAAAGTTCTTTGCTTGATTGCGTACAGTGTCCAGGAATCTACCTTCATCCGACCCATTAATAACATAGTAGTCTGCACCAAGTTCTCTACATAGTGCTTTAGCAATAGTTGTCTTACCAACACCAGCAGTTCCAGACAAGAGAAGATTAGGAATCTCGCCCTGATCAATGAAACTCTGGAAGGTTTGCTTCACATTAGCAGGAAGAATACACTCCTCAACAGTCTGAGGACGATACTTCTCTACCCATAAAAAATCATTCATCAGTTGTTAGGTTCGAGAGCAATAAAGTATTTGATACCGTCACCTCGGAATTCGGCAACGTTTTGCTTACTGATCATAACATGATAAGAACCAGGAAGTAGTTTCAAGTTCTCAACTTTAAAGCAGAAACAGAACTCTTCATCTCCAATCACAGCATCAGGAAGATCAACAGAGTAACTATTGGAAGTGTCATTCTTCTTGTCTGTTACCATAATCTGCACAGCACCTTCATGACCAAAGAGACATAGATCAGGCAACTGATAAACAGCAGCAGCGCGTTGCAATTGCTGTAAAATATCTGCACCCAGTGCAAAGTCACAATCAATAGAGGGAAGTGAAATCGCTTTCTCTGGTGGTTGAGTAATGATATCAGGATCGGCGTAGAAGAATCGTGTCTTTGATCTCCCGATTTGATCACTCACAGTGACATAATTAGACTGAGTAGTATCAATCCTTGGTGAATCAAAGAGAGACAGACCACCTAAGAATACACCCAGATCGTAAATAGAAATTTGAGAATCAAATGATTCTTCAACATCAGCAATAGCAAGAATGTTCTTGTTGATGCTCAACGTTGCAACTTGATTGCCAGGTTTGATGACAATAGACTTGTTAATGGAACAGAAGTTCTTAAGGACTTCAATTGTTGGACGTGAAATTACTGTCATTGAGGATAGGATTCGGTGACTTTGGTTTTATCGGAAAAGTGGAGTAGGAGCAATCCGTAGTGTAAGATCTTAATGATATCACGACGAGCAGTACCCTTGCGATCATAACGAGAAGCATACTTTAGAATGTTACTTCTACAGAATGCTTCAGCATCACCACAGGACTCAATCAAATCTAACGTTTGAATCTCATCGTTGCCAGCAGAATAGTGCTGACCGTAAGTTCCAGAAATGTAATCGCGCAACTCCTTGAGAAGCGCATCTTCATTGTACTTCATAATCAAATGGTTTCTTCCTCTTCATTGTACTCTGAATCTTCTCCAGCGTCAACCTTGGTATAGAGATCTAGGAAAGATTGTTTTGTATCGTCATCAAAACGATTGATACACATGTTGACAGCAGCAAGACGATCATCAAAGATCTCCATTGCCTGTGCAATATGAACCAAACGACGAGTTGTAATCACTTCATCAACACCACCGTCAAAGAAAGTCTTACGAATCACACCTGCCCACTTCACAAGATTCTCTGCAAAGAGAGTATCACAACCCATATTTCGTAGAATCTTTTCTTCTACCGATGCAGTTGGATAATCTTGCTCAAAGGTAATTGGGAAACGTTCGAGGAATGCTTCATTGAGAATATTGGTTCCAACAAAACGACCGTCATCGCTGCCTTTACCTTTAGTATTTGCAGTTGCAATAACATTAAATCCTTCCTTAGGAGTTACATATTTACCAATTTTTTTCAAGAACACACCCTTACCTTCAAGGATGGATTGGAGACAAAGGATTTTGTTAGAAGCAAGATCAACTTCATCGAGTAGCAAGACTGCCCCCCTTTCAAGTGCTTCCACAACAGGTCCGTTATGCCATACAGTTGACCCATCCACAAGACGGAAACCACCAATAAGATCGTCCTCGTCAGTTTCAATAGTAATGTTGACCCGAATCAACTCTCGTTTTGTTGCAGCACAAGCTTGCTCAACTGACATGGTTTTACCATTGCCAGAAAGACCTGTAATGAAGATAGGATAAAACTTACGGGACTGAATAACCTTGCGAACAGATGTGAAATTACCAAACTGGACATAGGAATCATTTTTTTCAGGAATATAATTTACGGCAGAGACTGCTGAGGGTGCTTCATATACCCTCTCAATTTCTTGAGTAGTCAAATTCCACTTACCTCTACCAGATTTATAAGAGTCAAGACGTTTGCAAGCAGTAGCATATGATACTCCCACCATATTTGCCACGACCCGTACCTGTTTGGCACATACTTCAGTACCAAAATTTCCAGTGAGAATGGAAATCATTTTGTCAGTAGTGACTTCAGACTTGCGGGACATTGCTCTCCTTTGTTTACTTTGTAATTATAGCAGGTCTTGGGTTGGTTTGGGTCAAACCCAGGACGGTTTACGATGTGGCACACGCAGATAGTTGGATGCCACCCATGGTTTAGATGCAACATACATCTTGTAAGCAGTGAAGATATCAATACTGGTATCATACTTATACTCGTCAGGTCCTGCAAAGACAAAAGGAGTGTGATTATCCCACTTCACATACGGAATGATTTCGTCAGCAGCAAGGAGAGTCTTAAAGCAAGTATGGATTTTACCGTACCGAGTAAAGTACTCTTCACATAATGCCATACCGTGCTCAAGCAACCATCGAGAGTTTGCTACAGTCTCGTTTGCCCACTTGGTGCAGGGGTGATTACGAAACGCTCCCTTCTCTGTAGCATAGGGTGTACCGTCTGCCTTAGGCAAAGTACCATAACCATGCCCCCACTTGTCTGAGGCGACTATAGCGAGCATCTGGCAGGTCTCCAGGGGCATCTTGACGATGTGCTTGTCAGGTAGAACCTCAGCAGACTGCCAAGGCGATTCATCAGTGACAAAGATGTTCATTCAAATACTGCCGTTACTCCCATGATAGTTGCTCCAGGGTTTCGTGCCAAGGCAACTTTCTTAGCATCGTCATAGTCTGTAGCAATAACAATTTCGTCAAAAACTGTTCCTGCCTTGAATAGTTGTACTTTACACTTCATGCGATTTGCTCAATAAATGCGTTAAGGATGGTCTTGTTTGTCATTTTAGAACCCATGTGCTTTTTAAAGGCACGAGCAAGTTCTGCTTTAGTTGCAACTTCAGACTTTTGTTTTACCTCAAGATCTAAAGTTCCTAGTCCAGTATTTTTATCGGGCATAAAGAATGCCTCAGTAAACCCTGCACTTTCTTTAATGGAAGCAAAGCGTTCCTTTCTCCACTGTTTATCAATTACATCAATTTTATCATATGCGATTTCTCTAATCAGTTTAGATAAATCACCTTTACTACAAAGACGAATACCAACCCAATTGTAATCAGTAATCTCACGATAGAATGATACTATCTCTTTTGTAGTTTCATATGGATGACTTGAAATTTTACGGGTATATCCAGTTTCAGGATCGCGAAGAAAAAATACTTTACCCCGAGTGTGACAAAGATATTGATAACGATATTCTCCAGCACGATAGTAATGATCGTCAGCGAACTTATGAATATAACTCATAGGATTTGCCTCACCATCAGTCAAGCAAATAACATTTACTTTACTAACTCTTTCAATTCTTTTAAGATTAGAAACAATTTTACGAGTGCAATATATTGCTTCAGCAAGAGGAGTTCCACCAAGAGTATACTCTGGCAAATAATTTAGACGCCATCCATTCATAGCAAACACCTGAGTGTATACTAGTTGCATGGACTTCTCAAGAGACTGTCTATTTTGACGAGAGGAAAAGAATTCGAGAAGACGAAAATCTGAATTAATTCCCAATTCGTTTTCATTCTGCAGGATCTTAAGATCATCATACTGAGTGGAATATCCATGTCCAGATTGGAAAGCATATACGCGAAATGGAATTCCAGATTTTTTACAGAACCAGATGAGGTTGTAAGTTTGTTTCAGGGTATCAAGCAACTGATTGCCCATAGAACCAGACCAATCAAGATACATTATAAGACCATGATTCTTACCTTCAGGAACTACAGTGACTCTTTTAAAGATGTCATCATTGTATTTGTAAGTGTGTAGTTTGTTAGTATCAAGAACACCTGTTTTAGAAGTTGCTGAACGACGGTACTCTTCAGCAGATTTTTTCATGTCAAACTGCTTGCACAAATAATTGACAGTCTTCTGTGTATCCTTTTTAAATGAATTGTAATTATCAACGGCATACTGAACATGCTCTCCCCAAGTGCGTTCGGGATCATAAAAATGTCCTTGGAGTTTTTCTTGAATTGTTTTAAAGGGAACAATTAAATCTTCAACTTTAGGATCGGGGATTGAAAGATATACCCATTCCTTAGCATTATCATCTATGAGAGTCTCAAGTGCTTCTGCAAGTGCATCATTAGTTACAGATTTAGTTTCATCAATATCACCACCATAAGAAGGTGTATCTAAATCTGTGTCACCCTGACTATCTTCTCTCCATTCACTCTCACGCCTTGCTGCTTCTTCAAGCATCTCTTCGTGAGTCATCTCCTCATAGTCATCACTATCAACAGGGTTTACTTCTTCCTCACGATCTGCTTGTGCTTGACCATCTTCTGTTGATGGCATCAACATCTCTTCTTTATGATCCTGTTTTTCAGAACAATATTCATACAATTCTTTAGAAAGATTAACTACATCTTTGAAAGTTTTGGTT